CTTCGCAAGATGGGTATTCCCATGTCTGAGTATACGCCGGGCAAAGGAAACGATAAGATAAGCCGTGTAAACGCTATATCTGATCTGTTTGCGTCTGGGATGGTGTGGTGTCCTGATACCCGATGGGCGGAAGAAGTCATGGATGAGTTGGCTTCCTTTCCTAACGGTGATCATGATGACCTTGTGGACTCCAGCAGTCAGGCTTTGATGCGTTTTCGTCAGGGTGGATTTATCTCTGTTGCTACAGACGAGGAAGATGAACCCATGTACCGCAGAAAAACTGAGTATTACTAAGGAATTTTATGATTGACCAATCGATTAACCCGGCCCCTTTGGGTTTAAACAGTTTGTTAGATGATGGCCCTGTGCTTGAGATTGAAATTGAAAACCCAGAAGGTGTTCAACTCAATATGGATGGCGTTGAGATTGATCTTATGCCGGAAGATGATGAGGAAGGGTTTGATGACAACCTTGCGGAGTACATCAGCTCTGGGGATCTTCAAAAGGTTGCCAGTGATTTGATTGAGATGATTGATTCGGACATCAACTCCAGAAAAGACTGGACTGAGATGTATGTCAAAGGTTTAGATGTTTTGGGGATGAAGTATGAAGAGAGAACGGAGCCGTGGTTGGGAGCCTGCGGAGTCTACTCTACCGTATTGACTGAAGCCGCCGTTAGATTCCAAAGCGAAACTATTATTGAGACTTTCCCGGCTCAAGGCCCGGTTAAGACTGAAATCATCGGTGCAATTGATAAGCTCAAGGAGGATGCTGCGGAGCGTGTTAAAGATGACATGAACTTTAAACTCACGGAAGGTATGCCCGAGTACCGCCCTGAGCATGAACGGATGCTGTATTCCTTGGGACTTGCTGGCTCTGCGTTTAAAAAGGTCTACTACGATGATGCCTTGGGCAGGCAAATCGCTATGTTTATCCCCGCAGAAGATGTCATTATTCCTTACGGGGCTTCTAGCGCAATGACCTCCGAGCGTGTGACCCACATCATGCGCAAGACCAAGAATGACATCCGCAAGCTTCAGGTTGCAGGTTTTTATATAGACGTTGAGCTTGGAGAGCCAATGGCTTTCTACACCGACGTAGAGAAAAAGAAGGCGGAAGACCAAGGTTACAACCTTAGTGATGACGAGCGTTACCAAATCTTTGAGATTCATGTTGACTACGACATGCCCGGCTATGAAGATGACGATGGGATTGCTCTTCCTTATGTCGTAACCATTGAGCGCGGAACAAGAGAAGTTCTCTCTGTGCGCAGAAACTGGGAAGAAGATGACAAGAAAAAGCTTAAACGCCAGCATTTTGTCCAGTACACCTACGTACCCGGTTTTGGTGCTTATGGCCTTGGATTGATCCACCTGATCGGTGGATATGCCCGTGCGGGTACAAGTTTGATCCGTCAACTGGTGGATGCGGGCACATTGTCCAACTTGCCCGGCGGATTAAAGACCCGTGGATTGAGGATCAAGGGTGATGACACCCCAATCTCTCCCGGTGAGTTTAGGGACGTAGATATACCTTCAGGATCTGTCAGAGACAACATCATGATGCTCCCTTACAAAGAGCCAAGTCAAGTTTTGTCTGGTTTGCTTGACCGCATCACCGAAGAAGGTCGCCGGTTAGGCTCAATTGCAGACATGAACATCAGCGACATGAGCGCCAACGCGCCTGTTGGAACGACTCTCGCCTTGCTTGAACGCCAGCTTAAGACTATGAGCGCGGTTCAGGCTCGTGTTCACTACTCGATGAAACAAGAGTTTAAACTGCTCAAGTCAATCATTCGGGACTACACGCCGATTGCATATGAATACAACCCAATTGTTGGGGATAAACGCGCCAAACAGGCTGACTATGACATGGTGGATGTAATTCCGGTCTCTGACCCGAATTCAGCCACAATGGCCCAACGGATCATGCAGTACCAAGCTGTTATCCAGTTAGCTCAGGGTGCTCCTCAAATATATAACTTGCCGGAACTGCACCGCCAGATGATTGAAGTTTTGGGTGTAAGGAACGCAGATAAGCTGGTTCCAATTGATGACGATCTAACCCCAAGAGATCCAATTAGCGAAAACATGGCTTTCCTGACGGGAAAACCCACCAAAGCGTTTATTTTCCAAGATCATGAGGCTCACATTGCTGTCCATACATCAATGATGCAAGACCCTATGGTTATGGGCCAGCTTGGACAAAACCCAATGGCTCAACAAATGCAAGCGGCAATCATGGCCCATGTGTCTGAACACATTGCATTCCAGTACCGCTCCAAGATTGAGGAACGCTTGGGAGCTACCCTGCCTGCACCCAACGCAGAACTGCCTAAAGAAATTGAAGTGCAGTTGTCTAAGTTGGTCGCACAGGCTGCTCAGCAACTCTTGCAAATCAACAAAGGCCAGCAAGCTCAACAAGCCGCGCAGCAACAAATGCAAGACCCTGTTGTACAAATGCAACAGCAAGAATTGCAAATTAAACAGCAAGATGCTCAGACAAAAGCTCAAAAAGTTCAAGGCGAACTGGCTATTAAGCAAGCAGAGTTGCAACTTAAAACTCAAGAAGTTCAATCCAAGATGGCAGAAAACCCCGCAATGATTGCGCAGCGACAACAGCAAGAAATTGCTATGCAGGTACAGCGTCATCAACAAGAACTTCAACAAGCCCAAGAAGCTCATCAACAAGATTTAGCTCATAACCAGCAATCGCAGGATATGGATGCCAAGCAGAAGTTGTTGCAGATGCTGCTTAACGCAAATCAAGGCAAATGATGGAACACAAAATTCTGGACATTTTGAACGGCAAACTTGAAGAACAGCTTCAAAGTTTTAAAAAGGTTTTGTGTGATGGTGGAGCGAAATCCTACGATCACTACAAAGAACTGAGCGGGACTATCCGAGGTCTCCAACTTGCTCAGGTAGAAATTGGCGACCTCGTGCGTAAAACAAAGGACTTTGACGATGACTGAATTTGATGTAAGTGCTATTGACCTTTCCAGTGTGCTAAATACAACCGCTGAAGAAAAGGCAAAGCAAGTACCTGATCCTTCAACTTACCACCTTCTGTGCATGTTACCGGAAGCGAAAGAAGAATACGAAGGAGGCTTGCTTAAGGCAAGCCAGACCATGCAGTACGAGGAGCTTCTTTCCCCCGTATTGTTTGTAGCCAAGATTGGCCCTGATGCGTTTAAAGACGCTGCACGGTTCCCTTCCGGGCCTTCGTGCAAGGTTGGCGACTTTATTTTGGTACGTCCCAACACAGGAACGCGGATGAAAATCCACGGTACTGAATGGCGTCTTATCAACGACGATTCTGTGCAAGCCGTTGTTCAGGATCCTAGAGGTGTGCAGCGGCCATGAATTATCCAGACGCAGAAAAACTTGACCAAGGTGTAATCGTTGAGGGAATTACTTCCGACTACGTTTGGTACAACGCCAAACTCCTAACGGACAAAATGAGTTTTTGGGAGAATGACTTTCAAAAACTGGTTCGCGTTATGGAGGCTCGTCATATAGAGCACCTCAAGATAATTGCTGATTTACTGCAAGAACGCGGCGATTTAAAGCGCGAAATTAGCAGTTTAAAAACTAAGGAGTAATCATGGCTGAAGTTGAAAAAATTGAGTTTTCTTTTCCTGATGAAGAGGAAAAAACATCTCGCGCAGGCGGAAAAGTTGTAGAGCCAGAGCCGGAAATTGAGATCGTAGACGATACCCCAGAAGAGGATCGTTACCGAACTCCAATGACAACCGCTCCGGTAGATCCTACCGACGAAGAGCTTGCAAGTTACTCTGAGAGTGTTAAAAACAGGTTTAAACACTTCACGAAGGGCTACCATGATGAACGCAGAGCTAAAGAGTCTGCGGTTCGGGAAAAGGAAGAAGCTTTACGCATTGCCAAAACAGTCTTTGAAGAAAATCAACGTCTTAAAGGATCCGTTAATCAAAATCAAACCGCTTTACTGGAGCAAGCCAAACGGGTAGTAGGCGGTGAAATTGAAGATGCTAAGCGTAAATACAAAGAAGCTTATGAGTCAGGAGACTCGGATAAGCTTTTGGAAGCTCAAGAAGAGTTAACCTCCGCAAAAATAAGAGCGGATAAAGTTAACAATTTTAAGCCTACCCCTTTACAAGTCAATAATAATCCTGTACAAACAGAACAACCGTTTAAACAGGCTGCGCCAGTTGACGACAAACTACTTGCTTGGCAAGACAAAAACCAGTGGTTTGGCAAAAACAAACGCATGACTTCATACGCCCTTGGGTTGCATGAAGAACTTGTTGAACAAGGAATTCAGATTGGCAGTGCCGATTACTACAAGTACATCGACTCTGACATTCGGGAAAGGTTCCCCGACCAAGTTGGAGCTGGGGAATCCGCTGATGCTAAATCTCAGCGTCCAAAAACCAACGTTGTATCTCCCGCAACTCGTAGCACAGCGCCCAAAAAAATCGTGCTTACTAAGACGCAGGTTGATCTCGCCAAACGGTTTGGACTGACACTTGAGCAGTACGCCCGTGAGGTTGCTAAAGAAATGAGGAAATGAAAATGGAAAAAGTTCGTACAAATCGTGATCTTGAGACCCGTGAAATTGCGGAACGTCCAAAACAATGGATGCCTCCACAACTTCTACCCGATGCCAAACCAGAGTCGGGGTATGCCTTTCGCTGTAACATGATCAGCACTTTGAACAAATCTGACCCAAAAAACATTTCATCAAAGTTACGCGAAGGCTGGGAACCCGTTAAGGCTTCTGAC